GAGCAAAGTTAGGTGTTTCTTCCCGTGGAATGGGTTCTTTGATCGAAAAGAATGGTTATCAAGAAGTACAAGAAGATTTTATGTTAGCAGCAGTTGATATTGTTGCAGATCCATCCGCGCCAAATGCTTTCGTTAATGGTATTATGGAGGGTAGGGAATGGATTTGGGAGAATGGTCTTTTCAAGCAAGTTGATTTGGATTCTTACAAAAAGCAGATTTCCAAAGCATCATCAAGAGATCTTGAGAAGACTAAGTTGAAAATATTTGAAAATTTCCTATCAAAATTAAGTAAATTATAAATAAAAAAGAATTAGAATCAAGGAGAATATCTAATGGATCCTAAGCAACTTGCAGAAGAAATAATTGAAAGTCTCTTCGCTAATGAAGTAGACCCAAGAGAAAACATCGAGGAAACCGAAGAGGAGTACTACGATGACGAGGATCTTCAAGAAGAAGAAGATAAAGAAGAAGATGAAGATGAGTCTGAAGACGAAGAAGATGAGTCTGAAGACGAAGACGAAGATTATGGTGACGAGGATGAGGGTGAAGACGATGCTGATGAAGCACCAGAAGCACCAAAACAATCTGCACCACAAGGAGCATCAAAAACAGGTGGTCTGTCTTCCACACTAGCAACCAAACCATCTTGGGCAAGTGCTCAAATGCCAACAGGTGGAGTTCCATCTGCCGGTAATGATCTTGAGTCTGATGCTCACGGCGGAACAGCACACGATACATCTGGTAAAGGATTTGAATTGCAAACAAAACAAACTGTCGGTTATGCTCCAGGTCAAGCAGCAGCAACCCTTAACATGAAACCATCTTTTGCTAGTGCCACAACTCCTTCTATTCAAAGAGAACAATTAGAGAAAGATGTTCGTATAATGTTCGGTGGAAGCGAAGATCTATCTGAAGAATTTGTTTCCAAAGCCGCTTCTCTATACGAAGCAGCAGTAGTTACTAAGGTTCAGCAAATTGCTGGTTCTCTTCGCAGCGAACTTGCAGAGCAATTTGAAGAAAAGATTCTTTCTGTAAAGAGCACACTCGAAGAGCAACTTGACACATACCTCAACTATGTCGTAGAGGAGTGGGTAAAGGAAAACGAAATTGCAATTGACAATGGTCTGAGAACAGAAATTGCTGAAAACTTCATGAATAAGTTGAAGAATCTCTTCACAGAATCTTATATCGAAGTTCCAGAAGATAAAGCAAACGCTTTTGATGAATTATCAGAAGCAGTTTCTCACCTTGAGAATCGCCTAAATGAAGAAATTGAAACAAATGCCAAACTTATTGGCACAATCAAATCTCTAAAGGCACAACAAATTTTCAGTGAAGCAACAAATGGTATGACGAATATGCAAGCAGAACAACTTCGTCCTCTTGCAGAGAATGTTCAATTTGAAAGTGAACAAGACTACAAAGAGAAAATCGCTGTATTGGTTGAGGGAATCACAACCACTTCCAAGAAGCAATTGAAAGAATCAAAGAAACCAACCACACAAAAGCCTTTGTTTGAAAAGGTTATTCTGGAAGAACCAGAAACACAAGAAGAAGAACAAGTATTGTCTCCTTACATGAGACTGTACTCAGAAACACTTAATAGAACAATTCAAAATTAAAAAAATTATAAATAGTTTTAAAGGAGACTAATCAAATGGATAATAGAGTAATGCTTTCAGAAGCAACAAGAAAGAAGTGGGCGCCAATTGTTGAACACAAGGCTCTCCCAGAAATTAAAGATTCCTACAAGAAGAATGTAACAACCATTCTCTTGGAAAATCAAGAAAAAATGCTCCGTGAAGATTCTCTTCAGGGCGTAACTGGTACAGGACTCGGTACTGTAGGTTCTGCTGGAACTTACGGTTCTACATCTGGTATTGATGCATTCGATCCAATCCTCATCAGCCTAGTTCGTCGCGCTATGCCAAATCTCATGGCCTACGACATCGCTGGCGTTCAACCAATGAATGGACCAACAGGACTCATCTTCGCTATGAAGTCTCGTTACGGTAATGTCAACGGTTCCGCAGTAGATGGTTCTGGATATAGAAGTGGTGTAGAAGCACTCTACAACGAAGCACTCAATAAGTCTGGTTCTAACTCCAGCCCAACTTATGGTACTATGGCAGACATCTTCGAAGATGGTTATTCAGACAACACCTTCGAAGCAGGACGCCCAATGGCAACAACAACTGCCGAGCGTTTGGGAACATCTGGTAATGCATTCAACGAGATGACATTCTCCATCGAGAAGACATCTGTAACTGCCAAGTCTCGTGCCCTCAAGGCAGAGTATACAACAGAACTCGCGCAAGATCTCAAGGCTGTTCACGGACTCGACGCCGAGACAGAACTTGCGAACATTCTCTCCACAGAGATCATGTTCGAAATCAACCGCGAACTCGTTCGTACAATCTACGAAGTTGCTAAACTTGGTTGCAAGCAAGCAGATCTTGCTTCTATGACAACAAAGAAGTTACAGAACACATTCGGTGGCGTATACGACCTCGAACTCGACTCAGACGGTCGTTGGTCTGCTGAGAAGTTCCGTGGCTTGACATTCCAAATCGAAAGAGAATGTAATGTCATCGGTGCGGAAACCCGTCGTGGTAAGGGAAACATCGCAATCGTCTCTCCAGATGTTGCTGCTGCTCTCTCCATGAGTGGTCTTCTCGACTTCTCCCCAGCATTCAGTGGACAAATTAGCACTGATGTGAATGGCAACACCTTCGCTGGTACACTCCACCAAGGTAGAATCAAGGTCTACATCGACCCATATTCTATGCCAACCAACTATAATGACTTTACCCCAATCAATTATGTCTGCCTCGGATATAAGGGAACAAGTCCATATGATGCTGGTATATTCTACTGCCCATATGTTCCTCTCCAAATGGTAAGAGCAGTCGATACAAGTACATTCCAACCAAAGATTGGATTCAAGACTCGTTACGGTATGGTAAGCAATCCATTCGTAATGAACACATCGACTCAACTACCAGACGGCGAAACCCTCGCTCGTCGCACCAACCAGTACTACCGCATCTTCCGTGTAGACAACCTCCACGGCAACGACGCCACATTCAACCCATCTTCAAACTGATAAGTTGAATAATGTATAGGTAAGAGGGGGGGATCGAAAGATCCCCCCTTTCTCTTTATAGATACTATAGGAGTTTAATATGGATCCAAGAAACAAAGGACCAATACAATATCTTAGCGAAGAGCACTTAAAAAATGCTCTGATAAGACAACCTTTAAATGAAAATCCTCTTCAACTAAACGAATTTAGATTTGTATTACACAGAATACCTAATACTGTTTATATGTGTCAGAGTGCAAATCTTCCAGGCATAAAAGCCGGTGAAAATTTTCAACCATCTCCATTTTCTGTTAAAATTAGAAGAGTAGGAACTTCATTTGATCAGGGAGATCTTGTTCTCAAATTTATAGTAAACGAAAATATGTCAAACTGGATGGAAATAAGAAATTGGATGCGTACTTAGACTGGCGAAACAGGATTTGAACAAAATTCTTGGGAAGGTCAAAAATATTCAGACGCCACTCTTATATTGATGAATAGTGCATCTAAACCTTTCATAAAAGCATCTTTTCATAGATGTTTTCCAATACTTTTGGGAGGTATAGATTTCTCTAGTACAGTTACAGACATAGCACCAGCAACTTGTGATGTTACATTTGCTTATACTGGTTATGAAGTAGAATATATTAATGCAGGATAAAAATGGATTTAAAACAAATTCGTGAGATGGCAGAAAAAGATTTACCAATTGATGAGACATGTTTAGATAAAGAATCTTTAAATGTTCCTCGTTTACATAACAAATATTTAAATATATTGCACGATGAAAAACTCGTGTTGCAAAAATACAGAATAGAATTTCGTAAACTTCAAAAACTGAAGTGGGAATACTATACAGGAAAAATAGATGAAGAAACACTCAAGGATAAGGGTTGGGAACCCTTCGCTCTTCGCATTCTAAAACAGGATGTAGAATTGTACATGAATGCCGATGAAGATCTGATTACTTCAGAAGCAAAAATGCAATATCAAGAAGAGAAGGTAAATTACCTTGAGAGTATAATAAAAGGTCTTAATACTCGTCAGTATCACATAAGAGACGCCATTAGTTGGAAGAAGTTCGTAAATGGCGTTGTATAAATATTAAGATGAGTGATTTTGTAGTTGAACCTGTAAATAGTGTTTTCATTCGCGTAAAATGCGATGCCGGCTTTACAAAAGAATTGTCGGATCACTTTACATTTGAGGTTCCAGGTCACAAATTTATGCCCGCATACCGCAACAGGATGTGGGACGGTAAAATTAAACTTTACAATACGCTGACAAAAGAAATATACGCTGGCTTGTACGATTATGTTGTAAAGTTTGCAAATGATCGTTCTTACAGTATAGATTGTATAGATCTACCAAACAACGAAGATATTACTGCGGACTATGTAAAAGAATACTGCAAAACTCTTGATCTAAAAGCAGCAGGAAAAGCAATAGAACCACACGATCATCAGATCGACGGAATTGTTCATTCTCTTAAGAAAGAAAGATGTCTTCTGCTTTCTCCTACTGGTTCTGGTAAGAGTTTGATGATTTATGTAATCTGTAGATATTTGCAAAATCAAATTGCAGATGACAAGAAGATATTGCTCATCGTGCCGACAATCTCTTTGGTTTCTCAGATGTATTCTGATTTCTTTGATTACTCAAAAGGGACTTCGTGGAAATGCAGAGAACACTGCCACAAGATATTTGGCGGACAAGAAAAAGAAACAGATAAGAAGATAGTTATCACTACTTGGCAAAGCATCTACAATCTACCAGAGAAATACTTTGAGCAGTTCAGTGCTGTGATAGGTGACGAGTGTCATTTATTCAAATCAAAATCTCTCACCAGTATTATGACAAAATTAAAAGATGGTCCATACAGAATAGGAACTACTGGAACTCTTGATGGTTCTTTTACACACAAACTGGTATTAGAAGGTTTGTTTGGCAGAGTGCATCGTATGACTTCTACAAAAGAATTAATGGACAAAAATTTACTTTCAGAGTTGTCTATAGATTGTTTGGTGTTACAGTATCCAGATGAAATCAAACAAAGTGTCAAGAAGTTTACATATCAGGAAGAAATAGATTGGTTGGTTCAAAACCAAGCAAGAAATGATTTTATAGCCAAACTATCAAATAGTATGAAAGGTAATACTCTTGTGTTGTTTCAATTTGTAGAAAAACATGGACAGCCTCTTTATGAGAAGATCAAAAGTCTTTCTTCAAATAGAAAGGTGTTCTTTATTCATGGTGGTACTGAAGCAGAAGACAGAGAACACATACGCCAAATAGTGGAAAAACAAGAAAACGCAATCATAGTGGCATCCTATGGTACATTCTCTACTGGTATATCCATCAGAAGACTACATAATATTGTATTCTCCTCTCCATCTAAGAGCAGAATCAGAGTGCTTCAGTCAATAGGAAGACAACTTCGAAAGTCTGAGCACAAGGAAAGAGCAAAGTTGTACGATATATCGGATGATTTATCTTGGAAATCACATCAAAATCACACTCTTCGTCATTTCCTAGAAAGATTAAAAATCTATGATTCTGAAAAATTCATATATAAGAAAATTCTAATTCCAGTAGAGGAGTCCTAATGGAAAACAATTACAGAATCTTAAAATTAAAAAATGGTGATTCCTTAATAGCAGGAATAGCATTAACAGAAAATAGCACCATAGTTTTAGAAAGACCTATGCAATTCAAAACTATGACGGTCGTTGATGATAAAAATGCTGCTATGAAAGACTTTCTTTTGATAAAGAACTGGGCAGAATTTTCTGTAGATAAAACCATAGAAATTCCTAATGATTCTATTCTTGCTATTCTTGTCCCTGATGACAAGATAAGTATGATCTATGACATAGAGAAAAATAAAGAAGATTCTATTGTTAAAACTAATTTTGATAGCCCAGTGAATCTTCTAGATGTCGTACAAGATGAACAGAATTTTCAAAAATTAAACATTCAACTTCAACTTCCACCAGAAGCCAGCGAACAGTTTTTAGAACTTTTAGGAATAGAATTTGGCGAACTTGAGGAGGAAGAAGATGATGATATTGATATGGAAGACGATGATGATTTTGATGACTCTGTAGAGGATAAGCAAACCAAGTCTTCGAAAAGTTCATCTAATGGTAAAAACAAAAAACCAACCTTCGGTAATGACTACGAAGATTGGTCACCAGATCCTAATGACTACCTTAAATAGTAGGCCTATTATTCTTCCCAACTGACACAGTTGATTGTAACGATTAAAACTCTATTGTCAAGGCCTATCGTTAATTTTGCTTGACTTTGTTGGTTTTAGAATTATAATCTCCTCAAAGGAGAAACTAATGAAGAAGAAGAAAGATCATTACATAGACAACAGT